GGGCTTGCCAGATGCCGCTGCAGCCCCAGCGCGATCTCGTCCAGCAGCTTCTTCCCGTCTCCCTCGAACCGCTTCATTAGCTCTTTGTCCTTCGGGAGCAGGTCCCACTGCTCCACGGCTTTCGCCCTGTCCTCGTCCCTTGGGTATTTCTGCCAGAACCGTTCAAACCGTTCCGGCTCCCACTCCGGCACAGTCTTTGCCTTTCTGCTGCGTTTGCCTTTTGGCTTTTCAACAGACTGCGCGCCGCCCCCCTCTGGGGGGTTAGGGGGGTTACTGGTATCTTCTTGGTATATACTTGGTATTGCTGTGGGATTTTTCCCAAATGCATTTGTGTTTTTTCCCACTTCCATTTGTGATTTTTCCCAAATGGCAAATGTATATTTTTCAAGGCCATACAGGATCAGCACCTCGTCGCTGGGCGAGTACCACATGGTTCTGTCCATGGGCTTCGCGTTATAGTTCCCGGTCACGATCAGACCGGCGTTTTCGGCCTTCTTGATGATGTGCCGGATCTGGTTTGCGCTCCAAAGGGGATACATCTCGCACAGGGCCTTGACGCTGTTATACGACCAGTACCGCCCGTCGTGGAAATGCTTTCCGTTTGCGGCGTTCTTTTCCACCCAATAGACCAGATTGTGGATGAAGATCGCCACATCTGCCCCGTGGGCCACGGCAATGTCCATTCTTCCCTGGAACATATCCATGCACCCTCACCTCGCTTTCCAATATTCCCTCTTGCACCGTTCAAGGGGAATGTGTTATAATTCTGGTGGTTTCATGTGCCGCGCAAGCGGCGTGTGATCTCTCCGCCCCTGACGGTTCCTCACAAACCGTCAGGGGTTTTTCTCATGTCCGTACCGAACCTCAAAGGGTTTAAAGTTTTTCTCGCCTACGATGGCCAGCAACTGCTCATCCAGTTTTGCTCTGGTGTACCAGATTTCCTGATCTCCGTCGTCAGCGTCTTTCAGCGCCATGCGCTCCATGTTCTGAAAGTTCTCTTTCACGGATTCCATAAATCTGGCTGCTCTTCCGGGGCCGAGTTTAAACACATCATGGGCGGCGAGCATAGCTGCGTCCATAAACATCTGAGCCAGCACCTCTGACCTGCGATCAAACATAATCGCGTATTTAATCTCCATCTGGGATTCAAGCTTGGCCAGCATATGATTTTTCTTAGCCATCCTACTTTTCCTCCAGCTTGTCCTGCAGCCATTCGCAAAACCGCTCACCGGCGTAACACAGGCCCAAAATCGCCGTGCCCACGACTCCGCCGCAGGCCACGGAAAACAGAAAGTTTTTCACGCGCTCACCTCCACTCCCATAAATCTCAAAAAGGGAATGCGGGGGATTTTGGTGCGTTTACCGACTACACAAACAGGGAAGCCCAGTTTTTCTCGGTCTGTGCGAGCCAGAATGCGAATGCATTGCGGGTCGCACTCCAGAACTTCTGCCACTTCGACAGGGAGCAAAAAGGTACGTTCGCATCTCTGCATTTCTTCAATGGTCATATATTCTCCACCCCTCTTTCCCGAATTACGTCGCGGCGGCGTCTGCTGCGCCGATAGTCACGCCGCTTCTCCCATGCCCACGCGATGACAAAGGGAGCCAGCAAACCGAGGCCGAAACCAACGGCGTCCAGTGCCACTCCAAACAGTTCCAACATGATCATTCCTCCTCCTGTTCAGCGTTCATCAGTTCCATCGCGCTTTGGATCAGGTTCTGCATCTCTGCGGCGATGGTCTCATAGTCCTCCGACTCAGTCTCGTCGATGTGGTTGTCCTCGCCGATCTCCAAAAGCCGCTGCGCTCCGTTGATGGCTTCCAGCCGCTTCATGGAGTTGAAAAATCTCACGGCGGCGGAAACAAGGCTGCGCTTGCGGATGTCGGGGATGATGCGGCGGGCCAGCTCGCTGTTGGCGCGCATATGCTGCACGGCCAGCTGCTGGAAGTTGTACAGATCCACCATGCGCACGACCACGTCGTCATGGGGGATACGTTCGCCTGTCTCATAGGCGGCCAAGGATCGCACGGAGAGATGCAGCGCGGCGGCGGCACGCTCCTGGGTGATGCCTGCCAGCTCCCGGGCGGTTTTGTAGATGTTCATGACGGTGTCCGGCATGGTGATTTCCTCCTTGGTGGGGTATGATAGGGTTAGGGGGAGCACAGCTCCGACACTGTTGTGTTAAGCGCAACCGCGATTCTCTGCAAAGTGCTAAGCCGCGGCATTGTCAGCCCAATTTCGTACTGACCAATCGCTCCCTGCGAGACCCCGGCCTTCTCTGCCAGCTCCCGCTGGGTCAGGCCGCGCTTTTCGCGGTAATAGGCGATTTTCTGGTGCAGCGCCACGCCCTCACCTCCTCTTTTTACTTGATTAGTACCGCTAATTATGATAGGATTAAAAAAACAGACCTCCGCCTGGGTTAGACCGCACCCCGGAGAAAGCCTTGACGATACCAGACGCGCTGTGCCTGTGCGCGTTGTAAAGGGAACGGCTCCCCATCTGGTCGAAACGGCTTCTTTATTGGCGCTAAACCGGGATGTGTTGCGTACACTGTTTGGAGGTTACTGTTTCAGGAAGATGTAAAAATCAAGGGCGGGCAGGGCAGAAAGAAAGCAGGAGTGTTCAGCCTGTCGCTGTTGCGGAGGATGCAGGCTCAGCTTCAGCGAGAAGAACCCGGCCACCGCCGCTTGAAGTTTACGGGCTTATCATAATTCTAAAAAGCAGAATTGTCAATAAGATATTCTGGAATTTCTTATTATTTGTTGGTTATGCTAATCGCTTACATCTATAAAAAGAATTGTGCAAAATGCAAATGGGGTGATGCAAATGGATATTGTAGAACGCATTTTTGATTTGGCTGCGCGGAAATATCCCGAGCAAAAAGCGTTTGCTAAAGATTTGGGCCTTCCGCCCGGACGTATAAGTGAATGGAAAAAACGGAAATCAGAATCTTATATGAAACGCCTGCCGGAAATCGCAAGCGTATTAGGCACCACGCCGGAGTATCTGCTCACCGGCGCGGAGCCGGACGAAGTGGCTGGCTATGACGAAGAGACAAAACGTTTTTTGGCCACGATGGCTGATACCACCCCGGATGAGCGTATCGCCATGGAGGCAGCTCTTATCGCGATCAGAACAAAAGGAAAATAAAAAAGTGCCCAGTTTGGGCACAAAAAATCCCCGCCCTGCCGCGGAGGATGACGGCAGGGCGGGGCATGGCTCAAGCGCTGCGTTTCTGGCGGAGAGATGCCAAAAACGCCCATGCCTGAGCGCGCTCCTGCGGCGTGAGGGCCGCGAAGAGTTTCGCAATATTCAATAAGTCGGGCGCATCGCCCGGTGTCTCCTGGGTCATTCTGGTCTGGTTGGTATCGGGCATCGCGCACAACTCCTTTCTATCTACTTTTAATTATAGAACGTTCGTTCGAATTTGTCAAATTTAATTCAGAGGGGAAGAGTATATTATGGGACTGCGTTTCCGAAAAAGCTTAAAGTTTGGCCCGTTCCGGTTGAATTTCAGCAAGTCCGGTGTGGGCTACAGCTACGGCGTGAAGGGCTACCGCGTGACCCATAAGGCCGGCGGCGGCGTGCGTACAACCGCGTCCATCCCCGGCACCGGCATCAGCTACGTCACCGAGACGTCTGAAAAGAAAGCCCAGTCTGAAAAGCGTCCATACACCAAACCCACCATCCGGGAAACCTCCTACGAGGCCGTGGGTCTGACCCGCGAGGAAGTCCTCTCCGCCCCTCAGCAAAAGCCCGAAGGCAGATACGCCCAGGTGACCGGCAAGGACGGCGTGGTTCGCTATGTCGGGTATATGCGTTGCCCCTACTGCGGAACCGAAATTTTGGAAACTGCGGTGCAGTGCTACAAGTGCAAAAAGAACCTGAAAAAATCATCTTCCGGCGGCAAGGCCCCCAAAATCGCCGCTGCCGTTCTTGCCGGCGCCGTTGCAATCGGTGGTGTTGGCAGTATGCTGGGCGGCGAGGACGAGCCCGCCCCTGCGCCTGATCCTGCCCCTGTGGTGGAGCAAATCGCCCCTGAACCTGCGCCTGCGCCAGAGCCAGAGCCCGTCGTTGACGAGCCTCCCGTCATCGCAGAGCCTGAGCCTGAGCCTGAGCCTACCCCTGCGCCTGATCCGACGCCCGCGCCTGATCCGACGCCCGCGCCCGTCCCGGTCACACCGGGAAGCGCGCCAGAGCCGGAAGCTGTTCCAGAACAGTCTGAACCGGTCGGGATAACATATGTGTTAAATACAAACACAAAAAAATTCCACAAGCCTGGATGCTCCAGCGTGGAGGATATTTTCCCTGAAAACTATGCCGAAATGTCTGGTCGGGATAAAATTATTGACCAGGGCTACAAGCCCTGTGGTCGTTGTAAGCCTTAATTTACCCCGCCGGAAAAGCCTTTCATAAACCACAAAGAGCAAAGCAAGGGGAGCTGCGTTCCGTGTTGTTATCTCTGGCTTTTCCGGCGGGTCTTTTCTCTTACGCGGGCATTACCAGCGTGACTGCCATCACGCACAGCCCTGTCATTTTCAACGCAGCGCACTGGGCGTCGGGAAACTCCTCCTGCGTCATCCCGGTCGTATTACGCACCAGCGCCGCTATCATCATGCTCGCTGCCTCCCACGGGAGCCTCAATCCCGTCATCATGGTCAGCGATTCCGCTGCAATGTAGCTCACCCCCATACAGAATAAGATAAGAAGAATACTGATCCCCATGCCCGCCGCCGCGCCGCGTCGATCTGGGCCTGGGAGTGTCTCGGTCACGATCATCACCGCCGCCGAGAGCCAAACCACTGCCGGCCACCATCCGGGGACGCTGCGCACATTCACCGCGTCCGCCAGTACACCCTGAGCCAGGACCAGCGTCAAGCCCAGCGCGAGATACTGGATCACCGCCTTTCCCCCCTGTCTGTCCAGGGGCAGCTGAATCATAAAACCGACTGCCGTAAAAAACACAATGGTGAAAAATGCGCTCGCAAGCCCCGTCGCTTGTGTCATTTCCATCGTCATTCCTCCTTTTGTATTTGATTTTCAAGGGGCTGCTGTGATGGTTAAAGACTATCATTTCGGTCAAAAATCATCAATACGGAGGGCTTGCGAAAGCGATACGACGAAATACAATTCGCCGCCGACAGGTTACAAAATCCTGTGTAAAATAATCGTTTACCAAAAGGTTGTGGGACATTTTGAAAAAAGTGGTCATTACCGTGCCGCCCGATCTGCGCCACGCCATCGAACACAACGACCCCGAAAAACCCTATGACATCTGCCTGAACTGCGAGTTCCTCCGGGAGAGCTGCGACGGCCCCAACATCCTCGCCATGGAATACGTGCGCTGGGTGGAGTGGGCAAACCGCCGCGCCAAGCAGCTCCACCTCACCCGCGCCATGATCGCCGAACAGGCCAACCTTCCAAAAAGCACCCTGGACTCCATCCTCTCCGGCCGTACTCAGGACATCCGGGCATCCACCATGCGGGCGATCACCCAGGTGCTGGTTGGCGGCTGCTGGGGCCAGTACCCCTGCCATCTTGCCGCGATCCTGATGAACAGCGAGGAGCTGCGTGTGGATGAGCAGATAGCAGAGCTTCAGCGCCAGCTGGAGGAGGAGAAAAATAAAAACACTGACCTGCGAATGCAGCTCAACGCCTACCACGAAAGCCACCAGAAGGAGCTTGCCGCCGTCCGGGAGGAATCCCAGAAAAAGACCGACTGGCTTAAATCCCGATGCACCGTTATGGACGGCTACATCAACGACCAGAAAGACAGCATAAAACGAAAGGAAAAGACCATCGCCGCCCTGTGCGTTATCATTGCCCTGCTTGGCTCGTTCATCATCGGCGGTCTGATCTATGACAAGCTGCACCCGGACAGAGGCTGGATCCAAACTGCGCAAGCGGCTTATGTTTTGGAGAAAACAGTATGATCTGCGTCAAGTGCAAAAAGGACGTGCCGGACGGGTCGTTTTGCTGCCAGTGCGGTGCGTCTCAGATCCCCAAAAAACGAAATCCCCGGCGCCGGGGTAACGGCACCGGGTCTATTATCAAACGGGGAAAATCATACACTGCCGTCGCGCCCGGAAGCTCTTACGTTGTTGTGGACGAAAACGGAAATAAAAAGCTGAAACGAAACAGGACTTGGAAGGGCGGCTTTAAAACAAAGGCCGAGGCAAACGAGTATCTTGCCACACTGGAGGAATCCAGCCGCCGTGCCCCAACCTTTTTTGAACTATGGGAGCGTTATAAGAAAAATAAACTTCCCAAAGTAGGTCAGTCCAAGCAGACGGCGTATACCATCGCCCGGAATAAGCTGGAATCTATTATGGGTCAAAAAATCAACGACGTAACGTTGGAGGATCTGCAAACCATTATCGACAAGAAGGGGAAAACGTATTATCCAAGCAAAGATATTAAAACCGTTTTGTCGCAGCTTTACAAACTGGCTTTGCCGGATGGCTATGTTACCGTGAATTTATCGGACTTTCTTGTTTTGCCTGAGTTGGAGGAAAAAGAAGCTGTTCCTTTTAACGAGAACGAGGTGCAAGCCTTCTGGTCGGCCTGGGGTGCGGGCGACAAATTTGTCGGTTACATCCTGCTGATGATCTATACTGGTATGATGCCCATCGAACTTATGAACTGTAAGAAAGATATGATCGACTGGGATGCCTGCGAGATCCGCGGCTGTGGTCGAAAAACCAAAAAGAGAAAAGAAGTGCCTATTGTTTTCCCTGACTTCTTGCAGCCGGTTTTGCAGGAGCTGTGCGACCTGTCAAACAGTCGCGTGGGAAAAATCCTGTGCATGAACAAAGATAAGTTTTACGAGACGTATCACAAGACGCTGCAGGCGCTTAAAGTGCGCGATTTGCCGCCATACTCTTGTCGCCATACCACCGCCACCGATGCTGCCAGAAAGAACGTGAACGCGTCCATGCTGCAGCAGCTCATGCGTCATGCAAAAATCAGCACCACCCAGCGTTATATCCACATGACCGCCGACGATGCCCGTAAGGCTGTCAATCAAATGACCCGTCCAAAAACACAGGGCGAAACTACCACGTAAATATTGCAACCACTTTGCTAACCACAGCAGAATTCAGAACGTATTTCAACCTGTTTTATCAAAACTTTTTATAAAAGTGAATTTCCTCTATTTTATAATTAAAAACAAAACAAAGAAAAAAGAACGGCACATTTTCAAACGAAAATGTGCCGTTCTGGCGCAGTAGGAGGGATTCGAACCCTCGCACGGTTTAACCCGCCTACTCCCTTAGCAGGGGTTTAAAAAACCATGATATTTCAACTAAAACTCAAACTATGCTAACCAAAAGTCAACCACGATGGCTGTTCGTACAAATCATATTTATTTTTTTACGATACAAGTATAATACGCAGAAGCCTTGTTGTCAACAGCGTCCTTGTCCTTGATCCACGCCTTAGCCATGTCCACATAGAAGTCCATGTTGCTGACATTGTGCTTCTTGAAGATGGGGTCATAGTCAGAATACAGTGCGTTCAGAATGGCGAACATTTCCACGGGGTTAAACTCCCTGTCCAGCCCTTTCTGCTTGGAAACCTGCTTGACCTGTTCCATGGTCCAGTGTGGGGACTTGCTGCCGTCCTCGTTCTTCATTTCCCGTACCCACTCCATGGCGGTTTGCTCGTCCAGTTTGCGGTGCTGGTGCTCGGCCATATAGCCGCCCATCATCGCCTGATTGCCGGGCATACGTTCCATTTCGTTGTAGTAGGGGATAGAGGCGTCAGCGCCCATGCGCGCTTCGCCGCCCCAGTTGGCGTTGAAACCGATTTCGCGCATTTCACCGCCTCCTTCGCTGCGGCCAAAAGGGCCGTCTTCCTCGCCGCCGTAAGGGCCATAAGGTGCGTAGCTGCTGCGCATGGGAGCAAAACGGCCATTGTCGTAGTGCTCACGGCCACGGCGATCCCGGAAACGGCTCTCAGCGCCATAGCCGCCCATTTCCATCTCCATGTCCATCTCAGAGCGAGCGCCGCCACGGCTTCCGCCGCCGCTGTTGCCGCGGCCACCGCCACGGCGCATCTCCATGTCAGAGCCGCTGCCGCCATAACCCATTTCCATTTCGGACCGGGCGCCACCGCGACGGCCCCGACGCATTTCCATGCCCATGTCTCCGCCGCGCTGCTCCGGGCCGTCCCAGCGCTCATATTCAAATTCCATCTTGCGCCCGCCCATGCTCTGCTCTCTGGCAGCGCGGGCAAGCTGCATTCTGGTACTGCCTCTCATTGCCATAGGCCGCCCTCCTTAACCGGCTGCAGCCGCGGCGGGAGCAGTCCCGTCAATGGCTGTCAGGTTGTTGTTAGGGGCGCAGCAGCCACGGCCCAGCATCTTGAACACACCGCCGGTGGCGGTGGTTGCGACCTTAACGGCGTATCTCGTCCGTGTACGCAGGGCGCACGCTGTCACCTGTGCGCAGCACTGGTCAGTCAGAGGATACTCCTCGGTGCCGTCGCCGATGGTAATGACCACGGGAGCGGTGATAGTAGTTGCGGTGGGAATAGTCTGAGCCACTACAATGCAGTAGCGGCAGCCGTCGCCGTAGCTGCCGGCGGGCAGGTTGATGGTAAGCGTACCGTCGGCAAAAGTGACAGCCTCGCTGATGATCAGCCGGTCACAGAGTTTACAGACATATCTGCTCATAACATTCTCCTTTTTGTCAGGGGCACACCATTTTCGTTTCTTTAAGGAAATGGTGTGCCCCGATGTATTCACCCTATCGGGGATTTTTAAACTGGTCGATTTCGACCCCTTTAGCCGCAGCCACAGCCGCAGCCGTTACCGCCATAGCCAAACTGCACCTGGCCGCAGCCGTTGGTGGGGAAGTTGACGGGGGTGGGAGGCTGCACGATGTAAGCGGCGGTGGGGCAGTCGTTGCCGGTGCGGCGCAGGATCTCCGCCACGGCGGCGTCAATGCGGGCGCCGATCAGACCGTTCTGCTCAGAGCGGCCCAGCTGGCCCTCCAGCGCGGCGATACGGGCGTCCTTGGCAGCCAGCTTCTCAGTGACCAGGAAGTCCATTAGACCGCGATAGTTGGCGTTCTGGTTGTCCATCACATCGCGCAGACCGCTCTGGATGGTGTTGCCCAGATTACAGAACTGGGTAGCCATGTTGTAGTTCACGCCGTCAATGGCACGCTGGGTGGCACAGCAGCAGTCGCCGATCTCCCGGCTGATGCCGTTAATGCCGGCCTGGATGTTGTAACCCAGATTGCCGATGGCGGTGTTGATACCAGCCTGACCCAGAGCCAGATCGTTCAGGTTGCCCAGCACTGCGGAGTTATTGAAGCCTGCGGCCAGATCAGCCTGCGTAGCGCAGGGAGAACCACATCCGCCGCTTCTGCCGCCGCCAAAGCCGCCGAAGCCACCGCCGAAGCCGTTGTTGCCGAACAGCAGGGCAAGCAGGATAATGCCCCAGAACGCATCGCCGTTGAACATACCGTTGCCGCCGTTATTGCCGCCGCCGGAGTCAGAGCCAAGAGCATAGCCCAGACCAAAATCATCTGCCATAAATAAAAATCTCCTTTTCAGTTTTTTGTACGGGCCGCGCGCACCCGTCTGGGGTGCGGTTTTTTGTCAAGACACCGCTCCAAAACTGAAAAGGAGTTTTGCTATAAACTTGCTATAAGATTGCTATAAGATTGCTACTTGGGCAGCCTCAGCCCAAGGCTCTGCGCCACCCGTTCCACGCTGGTGCCGAGCTCTCTGGCCATGTTCTGGGCCATGGTGCGCAGCTCGTCGGCGCTCTTGCCCTGGATCATCTGCAGCGCCTGGGCTGCTCTGGGGTCGCTGTTGGCCATCTGTCCAAGGACAGCCTGGGGGCTCATGCCGCCCTGAATGTGGCGCAGCATGACGTTTAAAACATTATTCATCGGCAAGGCGCTTCCCTCCTCTTCCTCTCAGCGTGTCGATGTCCGCCGCAAGGCCCTGAATGACCTGCTGCATTTCCACCAGATCGGCCTTGGTGGCATACTCGGGGGCGGGAGCCGGGGCCTGCGTCTCCTCGGCCTGCTCCGGCCGCGCCAAAGAGAAGGTCAGGAAATCACAGGAACCGGTCTGGCTGTTAAAGCGCTTGAAATACACCCGCCCGTTGTTAAAGTCCGGCATAAACGTGCCGGGGCTGAGAAAATCGATCTGAGCTGCCACGGCCTCCTCACGGTTGGTGACCGGGCGGACGAAAAAGCCCTGCTGCGGGCTCTGAGCGGCCACAGGTGCAATCTGATTCTGCTGGGTATAAACCTGCCCCTGTCCCTGCCACGTGGGGACAAAGCCGCCCTGCTGGCCAAAGCTGGGCATCCATGTGTTATAGCTCACCGATCACTCACCACCCGCTTGTTCTCCAGCTTGGAGATGTACCGTTCCAGGGCTTCAGCGTCTCGGAAATTCAGAAAATAGTCGATGGTGTGCGCTGCACAGTCCGGTCGGATTCCGGCTTCCAGCAGACGAAAATACGGGTCTTTTGCCATATGATCACTCCTTTCGACCCTCATTATCGCAAAAAAAGAGAGCCGCAGCGTCTCAGCTTCGGCTCTCTTTCGGCTCACATTTGGCTCACCTTATTTACTTTTTGCCGAATGGCCTGCAGGCGGCGTTTTGTTGACGCTACCGACATATGCAGCGCCATGGATATCTCAATGACGCTCTTGTCCCGGATGCGCAGGTCAAACACCTGCCGCTCCTCGTCGGAAAAATTGCACAGCGCTCTCAGCCTGTCGGCCTCCGGCACGGTCAGATCCCGCTTTAAATTCATGCGCCCCTTTCCGGTCCCATTTTGGGACCACTATGGAACGCAGCTCCCCTTGCTTTTGAATTTAACCGGCGTAAACCGCCGCTCTGATCATCAGGGCCGTCTGCTCCCGTGTGGGAAAGCCCTGGGGGCAGACGGCCCTGATGATCAGAGCGG